AAGAAGTCTTTATATCCACGTGAGAATGGTGCAAAGAGAAAAAAATTAGCAGATTATAGTGATGCCAGCACTAATACTTTAGTATCATCAGAAGGTTTTAGTTTTCTTACACTCATAAACCAACAATTTGAGATGCCATTACAGGATTAGCAAATTGATTTCATATGACAGTCTTAATTTATTACACGCAAGTCACTAACGTGGAATCAAGAACCTATCTAGTATAGGATTACCTGTATATCAGTACAAGTTTTACCAGTGTGAATTAAACTAGAATTAGAAATTAGGGTGAAAAAAAAAGTGGTGGATTTAATATGTCTCTTAATCCTCTATATAGATATATAAGAAGACTAAGAGACATATTAATTAAAGGTGTTTAAGAAGACCAACCATATATCCTAACTTGAATATAATAACAGGAGTAATCTCCTCATCAAACTTTGAAGTTAATTCTATTTCTTGTTCAAATGGAGATGTTTTGTTAATAGAAACATCTAAGTCACAAGATTCAACTATTTCTGTAGGAAATTTACCATCTCTTAAAGTCCATTTAATTTTAAAACTTTTCATTTTTGTTTTTTTTTAAAATTTAGTGATATTCACCGTCCAATCACAATAGGATGCTCTACAATTATTTATACTCTGTTAGACTATATGGGTCAGAGTTTGTTTTGAAAATTAATAAAAAAGTTCACCTTTGATGTTATCTCAGGTGAACTCAAATAAAGTTTAAATTCCATTTCTCCTGGAAGATTTATTTGATAATACTCTATTTTTATAACCTAATTGGTTATTTAATATTCTGTATTCATCCTCTAATTCTTCCTTATACCACTGTTGTTCAAGTTTTGCTTGGTATAAATCATCTACATCTTCAACACTGTGTGGTAATAGTTTGATAGTTTCAATAGAATCATATTCTTTTTCTATTTCCAAACATCTATCAATCAATATTGCTGCTTCTAACGGTGAATTAATTTGATTTTCCATAATTGTAAGTTTTTGAGTTTGAGCTACCATGCACTCCTTGTATTTATCATTGTTTATAGTCTATGAAAGGAACATAAAGACTTTATAGCAATATCATCCGCAAAATTTTTATTTGTTATTGAGGAATAAATAACAAATAAAGAAATGCAGTGTGTGTTGTCTGCCATTCACAAACACACTCAAACCCTTTGCTATCAAGGGTTTTAGAGAAATGTTCCACGTGAAACATATGTTTAATTGTTGCCCCCACCTTTGGCAGTGTTATCAAGCTGTCATCTCTGTGACAGTAGGTTTACAAGTTATAACCCTCTAGATTAGGTCATAACTAACATACAACTAAACAATATGTTCCACGTGAAACATTATAATATGTAGAACCAAGTAAATCTTTGTAACAAAAAAGAAAGAAGAGACATAAGTTGTCTCTTCTTTCTTAAGGAAAGGAAGAATTACTTCTTCTTCCTTGAAGGCTTTTCAGCCTTCTTCCATTCACTTGGAACCACAAGTTTCAGGTCAGAATTGACAGCCCACATGGTTCCACGCAGATGGGATTTGTCTACACCATTATGAGTTCCACCCTGGTGGATCATAATGAAGGTGTCCTCTTTCTCAGAATATTTCTGAGACATGTAGACTGTTCCAATTGTAGTGAAAGCAATGGGTGTTTTTTCACCTTTGCTGAAAAATGACAGGTTACTGTCTTTGCCCATTCCTGCAATTTCGCGGAAGATGCTCATGGGCATGAACATTGGTTTTTCTTGTTCCATAAAAATATATTTTTTTAAGTTTAACGGGGCTATGCACCGCTATTGATAAGAAGGGGAGGTGATGAATGGTAAGGTACTAACACCCTCAATTACACAATAAAAAATTCTATAGGAAAAAAATTTTATGAAAAAAAAATTTTATAAAAATAAATTTGGAAAGTTTAAACTTATAAAGTTATATTTGCTAAAAAATAATATTATGGAAAACAAAGAAACAACACAAGAAACTCCTAGTAAAGATCAAATGATTAAATGGATGGAGGAACAGATTGAATTTAAGAAAGTTCAACTTGAGTTACAGAAGTTAGATACAGAGATTGCTGTACATAGAGCAGAGTATATGAAGGCTATGTATACTATTGCACAGATATCCTCTCCACAGGAAGATAAGAGTATGAAGGAGCACACTCTTACAGAGGATGATATTAAAGCCAACCCAGAATTAGAAGAACAAGGATTTAAGGTGGGAGATGTTGTTGGAGTTCCTGTAGAAGAACCTGTTGCAGAAGAAACTCCAAAAATGAGTATGTCTAGAAGAGGATTAAAAAAACACTAATATGGAGGTAAATAAAGTTTATAAGAAAGCTGTAATTACAAAGTGGGAAGTTGTTTATTATCAACTCCTATCTTATTGTTTCTTTAATAATATACAGGTTTCAGAAGCTGATTTAAATTGTATGGTGTTGTTCTGTTTAGAGTATGATGGGGATATTAGTGGATTTTGTATTAAAGTTTGTGAGAATGAAATATTTCAAACACCCCAAAGTGTAAGAAATTGTCTTAATAAGATGGTAAAAAAGAAACTAATATTAAGAGATAAAAAGAATAAGAAAAATACACATATGATTAATCCTGAAATGGGAGTTGTTTATGAGGGTAATATATTATTAAATTATAACTTCCTAGCAGTTGAGACCAATAAAAGCTAAAGATTTAATTGTATCCACAGCAATGGAGAATAATCTACCTGTAGATGTTGTAACAGAGATTATTAGAACATATTGGAAAGAAGTGAGAGCTTCTCTTTCTGATTTACGTTATCCTAGAGTGCATGTTTCTAATCTTGGTGATTTTACATTAAAGCACTGGGCAATAGAAGAACAAAAAAATAAGATAGTGAGGGTTATAGAAAGACTTAAAGATAATCCCAGAAAAGTGGAGGTTGTTAGATCTTTACAAGAACGTCTTGAATTAGTATGTAAAGTGGAAGAACAATATAAAGAGGAAGTTCAAAGAAAAGATTTTATTAAAACACATAAAAAATTAACAGCAAATGCTAAACCAAATATTCAAAAACAGGAAACAGATATTAGAAGGAATAAAAAATAATATCTTTAAAAAGGAACATGTAGAGGAGATAGCATTTCAACGTCTTTTAATATGTACAGAATGTGATCATTATGATATATCTGGAGAAGGATGTTTAGTGATAGGTACAGCTCCATGTTGTAATAAAAACACTGGAGGATGTGGATGCAGTCTTTCTCTTAAAACAAGGAGTCTTTCTTCAGCATGTCCCCTCACCATTCCTAAATGGGAGGCTGTTCTTACAGAAGAAGAAGAAAACAAATTAAATATACAATAATGGCAATACAATTTAAACCCCAGTTTCATGAATATTCTTCTATAGATGGAGATGACATCAAATGGACTTCTGTAACTAGTTTTATTTCTAAATTTAAACAACCATTTGATGCAGATGCTACAGCTTTAAAAGTGAGTAAGTCTAAGAAATCTAAATGGTTTGGTATGAAACCAGAAGATATAAAGGAAGCTTGGAATAATGAAGCAAAACGTGCAACAGATCTTGGAACATGGTATCACAATCAAAGAGAAGCAGATTTATGTGGACTTTCCACTATAGGTAGAGAAGGAATGGATGTTCCTATATTTATTCCTAATGTAGATGTAGATGGTGTAAAGACAGCCCCAGAACAAAAGCTGGTGGAGGGAATATATCCAGAACATATGGTGTATTTAAAATCTGCTGGATTATGTGGTCAATCTGATTATGTAGAGATAGTAAATAGAAAGGTTAATATAATAGATTATAAGACTAATAAGGAAATTAAACAAGAATCATTTAAAGGATGGGATGGTAAAAGTCAACGTATGGCTCCCCCACTATCTCATTTAGATGATTGTAATTTTAATCATTATGCTCTACAATTGAGTATTTATATGTATATTATTATTAAGCACAATCCTTTATATAAACCTGGATCTCTCACTCTTCAGCATGTTATATTTGAAGAAGTGGATAAAGATAAATATGGCAACCCTATTACAGCTGTTGATTCACATGGTAATCCAATAGTAAAAGAAGTGGTGGAGTATAAAGTGCCATATTTAAAACAAGAAGTGATTTCTCTTATTAATTTTTTAAAAGATAAAAAAGAAAATGGATAAAATAAAAGTAAATCCTATTATTAAGGATAGTTATAAATGGACAATAGAAAGAGATCTTTCTACTAATCTACAAACTATTAAAGATTCCTATCTTAATAAATTTGTTACAGATGGTGTAGATGATTTGCATGTAACACAGATTCAGTTTACACCTACAGGAATTGAGAAAGGACATTATGTAATAGATTTAATAGATGATGAGCAGGATGCATCACAATTTTTAAAATTATGAGAATAGAAAATAAATTTAATATAGGAGATCATGTGTACATCATTACAGATATAGAACAACAATTAGGTGTTATTACATCTATTATGGTGACACAAGGAGATTTGGTGTATTTTGTTAGCAGAGATAATATTACAGATAGGTTTTATGATTTTGAACTATCTTTAGAAGAGAATAAATTAATTAAATTATGATAAGGTTATTTGATGTTGTGAATAATAAGGTGGTTCCATCAGAACATTGTTATACAATGCTTTGTTATAAAGATATTATGGAAGCCTATCCAGAAGATCACACTAAAATATTTGCTTATTTATTTTATCTATCTTGTCCCAATCCAGATCTTAATCCATTCTTTGATGTTCCTGAAGTGGACAAAGAAGAATTAATAAGAAGAGAAGTGGGTGGGGATTTTGATTCAGATGATGATTTAATTTCTAATGCATTAGAAGTAACAAAAAAATTATATGAAACTCCTACAGTGAGAGCATATATGGGAATAAAAACAATGTTAGATAGACTTGCTAAATATATGGAAACAACAGAAATAGAGCATGGTAGAGATGGAAACATCACTGCTCTTATTAATGCTGCTTCTAAATTTGAAGCTATCAGACAATCATTTAAAGGAACTCTCCGTGATCTTCAAGAAGAACAAGAATCTACAGTGAGAGGAGGACAGAATTTAGCATATGACCAATAATTAATAAAAAAAACAAACATGAAAAAACTAATTGGAACAAGAGTTCTACTTACAAAACCTGTAAAACCAGAAACAACAATTGTAATGTCTCCAGAAATGGAAGATGAAATGGAAAGAGAAATGATGAAGAAATGGACACATCTAGAAGTATATGCCATTGGATCAGATGTTACATCTGTAAATGTGGGAGATAGTGTATATGTACCGTCTTTTTCTTTACAATCAGCAGATTTAATTGAATTAGATGATTTATCAACAAAGTTAATGATCTCAGAAAGAGATATTGCAATAATATGGTAGTAAAAGATGAATTTCTACAACAATGGATGTTTCACTTCAACCCTTACACTAGAGAGTGGAACGGATTTCACAGAGACAATTACGTTAAGTATCTTAACGGAGTGGGAGGAGACAGTATCTACACCGCCTCCAGTATGGGTGAGCTCCTCAGATACATAAAATCAAAACATGCAGCAGCATAAAGAAAAAGATAATTACTATATATCTATTCCTACATTTGAAAACAACAGTTGGACAACAACAGTTTTTAAAGATAGAGATGAATACAAGGATTTTGTCACTTCTATATTTATAGAAGCTGGTCCAGATGTAGGATATAAGTTTGATGAAACTAGTTTTGAATTTAATATTGAAGCTAGGAAATTTCAAAAGCAAGGATATTATTGTAATTCTCCTCTTAAGTCTAAGGACTTTATGATGTATTGGGATGATCAGAAAGCTAAGTGTAGGAATGGAGTGATATATAAGAATAAAGGTAAAACATGGTATCTCACTAGGGATTATTACATGTGGCTTAACTTTCTTCCTATTTATGATAAGGAAGAAAAGAGGTTTGATTTTGCTAAAGTGAGGGATGCTCAATATCATATGGCATTATATGAGGTGTTAGCAGAACTTAACTATAGACATGTACCAATTCTTAAAAAACGTCAGATTGCCAGTTCTTATTTTCATATGGCAAAACTGATTAATACATATTGGTTTGAAGAAGGATCTGTAAATAAAATAGGAGCAAGTCTTAAAGATTATATTTCAGAAAAAGGATCTTGGAGGATGCTCAATGAATACAGAAATTTCTTAAATGAACACACTGCTTGGTATAGACCTTCTGAACCAGATAAAGTGTTCTCATGGCAACAAAGGATTAAAGTGAGAATTGGTGGTAGGGATACATATAAAGGAAATAAATCTATCATCACTGGTACATCATTTGAGAAAGATCCTACAAATGGTGTGGGTGGTCCCTGTACTTATTTCTTTCATGAGGAAGCAGGTATTGCTCCTAAGATGATGGATACATATGAGTTTATGAGACCTGCCTTACAATCTGGTATGATTACTACAGGTACATTTATTGCTGCTGGATCTGTGGGAGATCTTGATCAGTGTATACCTCTAAAAGAAATGATGCTCTATCCTCATAAATTTGGAATGTTTGCTATTACTACAGACCTAATAGATGAGAACAAAACAATAGGAGAGACAGGATTGTTTATTCCAGAGCAATGGAGTATGCCACCATATATAGATAAATATGGTAATTCTTTAGAGGAAGATGCATTAGAAGCTATATATGAGGAACGCAAACAATGGAAAAAAGATCTTAGTCCAGAACAATATCAGTTAAGGATTTCACAAAAACCAACTAATATAGCAGAAGCATTTGCTACAAGAAAAGAATCTGTTTTCCCTCCCCATCTTATTTCACATCAACTTAAACGTATAGAAGAAGGTGAATATCCTGTAGAATATATAGATCTTTATACAGATGCAGAGGGAAAAATAGTAGCTAAAAAGACTAATAAGAGTCCTATAAAAAAGTTTCCTATTGATAAAACAATGGAAGATAAGTCTGGGGTGATATGTGTATATGAAAGACCTATTCCTAAATCTCCATGGGGAACATATTATGCTTCTATAGATCCTGTAGGAGAAGGTAGGACAACAACCTCTGATTCATTATGTAGTATATATGTATATAAAAATCCCACAGAAGTAATTAAGGATGAAGGGAATGGTAAGGTGAACACCCATTTTGAACGTGATGCCATTGTAGCATCTTGGTGTGGAAGATTTGATGATCTTCAAAAAACACATGAAAGACTAGAAATGATTATAGAATGGTATAATGCCTGGACATTGGTGGAGAATAACGTAAGTCTTTTTATACAATATATGATAAGTAAGAGAAAGCAGCGTTATTTAGTACCAAAAGATCAGATTCCTTTTCTTAAAGAATTGTCATCTAATGCTAATGTGTTTGCTACATATGGATGGAAGAACACAGGTACATTATTTAAAACTCACCTCATATCATATGGTATACAGTTTACACAAGAAGAATTAGACATTCAAACTAATGAGACAGGGGAAATAATGAAAACTCATTATGGTGTAGAAAGAATTCCAGATCCTATGTTATTAGAAGAAATGAAACAATATCAACCAGGTTTAAACGTAGACCGTTTAGTTTCTTTCTGTTCACTTGTAGCATTTGCTCAAATTCAGCAAAATAACCGTGGGAGGACAACAAGAGTAGAAATTACAACAGATAAATTGGAAAATACACAAAAATTAAGTAAATTATCTATGAGGAGTCCATTTAGACACATGGGAGTAAACTCTAAAAGTTTAAACTCAAAAATGTCTCCTCCTAGAAATCCATTTAGAAACATAAAATAATTATGGAAGATAAAATAACACTATTAGAAAGACTTATTAAGGAGAGTAAAATAACTCTTAATGAAGCACTTATTCTTTTAGATGATGGTGTTGATAAAAAAGAAACACCAGTTTCTCCTTACACTACACCATATACAACACCAGCAAAAAATCCATATTGGTATGAAATGGATCCATTCCATGTAACATGTGGAACTATCAGTTATCCTGAAGGTACAACAGTAACATTTACAAATTAATTGAAATGCAGATATATAATGCACTTGATCTAAAATCAGGTAAAAAGACGGAATATAATAAAATGGGCACTTTGATGCAGCCCATCCAATTTCTTCCTGAAAAAGAAAAAGATGATGAATGGAGAGCTTGGAACTTAGATTGGCTTGAGTGGCAAGGTATGCGTCAACTTAGACGTAATGCCGTAAGACTATTAAAAAATTATAAATTAGCAAAAGGAATTATTGATAAAACAGACTATATAGTTGAGGAAGATAACCCTAATGCAGATCTTATTGATGTTCTCACTAAAGAAGATAAGACAGCACTTGAACTTAAATTCTATCCTATTGTTCCTAATGTAATTAATGTATTGTGTTCTGAGTTTAGTAAAAGATCTTCTAAAATAATGTTTAGGACGGTGGATGAACTGTCTTATAATGAAATGTTAGAAGAAAAAAAGAATATGATTGAGCAAGTGCTTATGCAAAAAGCACAAGCTAAAATGATGGATAAACTTATTAGTATGGGTATGGATCCCAACTCTGATGAGTTTAAACAAGAAATGGCCCCAGAAAAACTTAAATCTCTTCCTGAAATTGAACAATTCTTTAAGAAAGATTATAGAAATGTTTATGAAGAATGGGCAACACATCAGCATCAAGTGGATGTAGAAAGATTTCATATAGATGAATTAGAAGAACGTGCCTTCCGTGATATGCTTATTACAGACAGAGAATTCTGGCATTTTAGAATGGGAGAAGATGATTATGATATTGAGTTGTGGAATCCTGTACAAGTGTTCTACCATAAATCAGCATCTGCTAGATATATATCAGAAGCACACTGGATAGGAATGATTGATCTCCTTACAGTGGCAGATGTTATTGATAAGTATGGATGGATGATGAATGAAGAACAACTTAAAGCATTAGAAGTTATTTATCCTGTAAGATCTGCTGGTTATGCTCTTCCTGGTATGCAGAATGATGGAAGTTATTATGATCCTACACGTTCACATGATTGGAATACACAAATGCCAAGTCTTGCATACAGACAGTTTATGAGTACGTATGACAACACAAGATGGAGTGGGGATGTTATACAGATGATTCTTAATGAATCTGAAGATTTATTAGATTGGGGTAATGCACACTTATTACGTTGTACAACAGTGTATTGGAAATCACAACGTAGAGTGGGGCATCTAACTAAGATTACAGAACTTGGTGAAATGATACAGGATATTGTATCTGAAAGTTATGTTATTACAGATAAACCTCTTTATGACAACACCATTTATAAAGAAAAAACAAAAGATAATTTAGTATTTGGTGAACATATTGATTGGATTTGGATTAATGATGTATGGGGTGGTGTAAAAATTGGTCCTAATCGTCCTGCTTTTTGGGGTATGAATAATCCTGGAGGTATCAATCCTATCTATCTTGGATTAAATGGAGGAAGACCAGGTCGTGTTCCGTTTCAGTTTAAAGGAGATGCAACAATTTATGGATGTAAGTTACCAGTGGAAGGTTCTGTAT